ATAAGTGAGAGCACAATGACAGTAAAATATAAAACCGTTATCACCAAAGCCGGTGCGGAGAAACTGGCGGCGGCGAGTGTCCCGAACGCGAAGAAAGTCAACTTTGTAGCGATGGCCGTCGGGGATGGCGGCGGCAAACTGCCCGAGCCGAACGCCAGTCAGACGAAACTGGTCAATGAGGTCTGGCGTCATGCGCTGAATAAAATCAGCCAGGACAAAAAACACAAAAACTATGTCTTGGCGGAGCTGGTTATTCCTCCTGAGACCGGCGGTTTCTGGCTGCGTGAAATGGGGTTGTACGATGATACCGGCGCGCTGATTGCGGTCGGCAATATGGCCGAAAGCTACAAGCCCGAGCTGGCAGAAGGGTCAGGTCGCGCGCAGACGCTGCGTATGGTTATCATGGTGAGCGATATCGACACGGTCGAGCTGTCCATTGATACCACGCTGGTGATGGCAACGCAGGATTATGTCGACGACAGGCTCGCAGAACATGAGCGGTCACGCCTCCATCCTGACGCCACGCTGAAAGAAAAAGGTTTCACTCAGTTAAGCAGCGCGACCGACAGCACGTCTGAGGCGCTCGCCGCGACCCCGAACGCGGTCAAGGCGGCGTATGACCTCGCTAAGGGCAAATATACGGCTCAGGACGCGACCACAAAGCAGAAGGGCATTGTCCAGCTCAGTAGCGCAACTGACAGTGTGTCTGAGACGGTAGCCGCTACGCCGAAAGCGGTCAGTGCAGCTATTAAGGCGTTAAAAGACACGCTGGGGGATGCGTCGGGGAAGGATGTTGTGACATCTTTGTCTGACTTCACGCCGGGACGCGTTCCCGTTGTTGGCTGGATGGGGCTGGGCAGTATTCGGGATACGAAAATTCAGGATGAGAATTTCCCCTCTTTCTGGCGGGATACCAGCATTGTTAAATCAGGAATTACCATTCCCTATGACGGTTCACCGACGGTTTCTTATCTGGCTGTCGATGGCGCAAATCAGCACGCCTATGTAGGCCGCAAAAAAGCAGGCGAAGCGATTAGCTGGGTGAAGATTTACAGCGAATTTTATAAACCTTCCACCCGAGATATTTTCGCCTCCACCGAGTCAATCGGGGCGGCGGCTGATTTAAATGATTACATCAACCCCGGTCTTTATTATCAGGGCGCTAATGCCAATGCGGTCAATGGCAAAAATTACCCGGAAGGAAGTCTGTCAGGCTCGCTGGCCGTGTATAAAAATGCGGGCGGTATCACTCAGGTATACCGAATTTACAGCAACTCCCGCTGCTGGAGCCGGTCGCTGTATAACGGTGCCTGGTCAGCATGGGTGAAGCAATACGACACGGTGAATAAGCCCTCGGCGGAAGATGTCGATGCTATTTCTGCCTCTGGCGGAGGGACGTATCAACGCAATATTGCCGTCAAAGGCAACGGCGCAACCATAGCCTTGTGGCCGCTGTCTGCAAATCAGGCTGTATATGCGTTAGGAAAAGATTATACCGGTGAAAACGCGTGGTACGTCGGTCGGGGTGGTGCTGGCTATAACGTTGCACTCTACAACTACAACGGCGGGAATGGCCTGAATTTAAATGAAGATGGCTCGATTGCCCTGAATCTGGCGAACGGGAAACTGTTAACGGTGAATGGTCAAATTGTCCCCTCAGTCTATGGGAACTTTGACGCCCGGTATCAGGCAAAGGGCTCTTACGCTGCGCCGAACACCGCATCACGAGCTGTGAATGGCTGGTCTCAGGATGCCAGTACCGGCCTGATTTATCAGTGGTGTCAGGGGGCAACGGTCAGCAACGAAGCCAACCACACGGTGACCTTCCCGAAAGCATTTCCATCAGCGTGTCTGTTTGTCTCAGTCGGTACGTTAAACGTGAGTAATAACGACAACGCCGAACAGATTTATCACCTTGTTTCAAAAACGACGGCGAACTGTGTCGTTAAACCGAACAGGGCATATGGCAGCAATGGCAATGTTGCGCCGCTGGTCTGGGCTGTGGGGTACTAAATGAACGGATATTATTACAGTGCAGTAATTGGCGGTTTTCTGTATGAAGGGGATCGTCCTGCTTTTGAGGCAGCTGCAGGCTGGCCTGCTGATGCGGTCGCTATTTCTGACCGCTGGTACCAGCATTTAATCGACGGGCAGACCAAAGGTAAGGCGATTGTGCCGAATGAGCAGGGTAAACCTGTACTGAAAGCCATCACGCCTGATTACCCGGCAATGGTGGAACTGCAAAAGCAAAGACTTATCAGCGATGCGATGCAGTCCGTGAGCGTGATTCAGCTCAAGCTGCAGGCCGGTCGCGCCCTCAGTGAGTCTGAGTCAGTCACTCTGGCTGCTGTACTGGATTACATCGATGAGGTTGAAAGTATTGATACGGCATCCGTGACGAGTCAGGTCGACTGGCCGCAAATAACCCGTTAAACCAGAGCCCTCCACCCGGAGGGCTTTTTGTTAGTTGTGTCATTCCCCGTCCAACGCCATTGCATCGCGCCAGTCTCGCGCACATCAGAAAATAGTCGCTCCACTTCACCACGGAGTTTAACGGATGGGCGACTATCATCACGGCGTGCAGGTCATCGAGATTAACGATGGCGTGCGCACCATTTCCACCGTCTCAACGGCCATCATCGGCATGGTCTGCACGGCCAGCGATGCTGACGAAAAAGTATTCCCTCTTAACGAGCCTGTGCTCATTACTAACGTGCAAAGCGCCATCAGTAAGGCAGGTAAAACCGGCACGCTGTCGGCGTCCCTGCAGGCTATCGCTGACCAGTGCAAGCCGGTCATTGTGGCCGTACGCGTGGCCGAAGGTATCGAAGACCCCGACGACCCCGACGCGGCGCAGAAACAAACCCTTTCCAACATCATCGGCACCACTGACGAAAACGGGAAATACACCGGGCTGAAAGCGCTGCTGACCGCGAAAACCGTCACCGGCGTTAAGCCGCGCATTCTCGGCGTGCCGGGGCTGGATTCGCAGGAGGTGGCGACCGCGCTCGCCTCCACCTGTCAGAGCCTGCGCGCCTTTGGCTACATCAGCGCTTGGGGATGCAAAACCATTTCGGAGGCCATCGACTATCGCGAGAATTTCAGCCAGCGCGAGCTGATGGTGATCTTCCCCGATTTTCTGGCATGGGACACCACGGCGAACGCCACGACAAACGCCTGGGCGACGGCACGCGCGCTCGGTCTGCGCGCCAGAATCGACCAGACGGTCGGCTGGCACAAAACCCTGTCAAACGTCGGCGTGAATGGCGTCACCGGCGTCAGCGCCTCGGTGTCGTGGGATTTGCAGGAGCCGGCGACCGACGCCAACCTGCTTAATCAGGCCGGTGTCACGACGCTGATTCGCAACGACGGCTTTAAGTTCTGGGGCAACCGCACCTGCTCGGATGACCCGCTTTTCCTGTTTGAGAACTACACCCGCACCGCGCAGGTGCTGGCCGACACGATGGCGGAGGCGCACGCGTGGGCGATGGATAAGCCCATCACCCCGACGCTTATCCGCGACATCGTCGCCGGTATCAATGCCAAATTCCGCGAGCTCAAAACCAACGGCTATATCGTCGATGGTTCGTGCTGGTACGACCCGGAGTCAAACGACGTCACAACCCTTAAAGCGGGGAAACTGTATATCGATTACGACTATACCCCCGTCCCGCCGCTGGAAAATCTGACCCTGCGCCAGCGCATCACCGATACCTATCTGGCGAACCTGTCGGACTCGGTCAACAGCTAAGGAGCTGACAGCATGGCATTACCGCGCAAGCTTAAATATCTGAACATGTTCAACGATGGCCTCAGCTACATGGGCGTCGTGGAATCCGTCACCCTGCCGAAACTCACGCGTAAGTTTGAGAAGTATCGCGGCGGCGGGATGCCGGGCTCGGTGTCAATCGACCTCGGCCTCGATGACGACGCGCTCTCTCTTGAGTGGACGCTCGGCGGTCTGCCCGACATCGACCTGTGGGCGCAGTATGCCTCGCCGGGTGCTGACAGTGTGCCGCTGCGTTTTGCAGGCTCTTACCAGCGTGACGACACCGGCGTCATTTCTGCCGTTGAGGTGGTGATGCGTGGCCGTCACAAAGAGTACGACGGCGGCGAGAATAAGCAGGGTGAAAGCGGGACGACCAAAATGTCGACCGAGCTCGCCTATTACCAGCTCACGATTGACGGCAAAGAAGTCATCGAGATTGACGTCATTAACATGGTGCTGAAAGTCGACGGTGTTGACCGTCTGGCGGAGCATCGCAAGGCGATCGGCCTGTAACCCCTGAACCGGTCAGCGGTGCTGGCCGGTCACTTCACTTTGCTGAGAGAAAGATATGAAAAAAATTAACGAAACTGCTGCGACCGAAACCGAAAACCCGAACGTCGTTACCCTCGATACGCCGCTGATGCGCGGCGAGCAGAAAATCGAAAAGGTCACACTGTCCAAACCGAACGCGGGAACCCTGCGCGGCGTGTCGCTGGCGGCGCTGGCGCAGTCGGATGTCGATGCACTGATTAAGGTGCTGCCGCGCATGACGTATCCGGCACTGACCGAGCAGGAAATCATCCGCCTCGATGCGTCCGACCTGCTGTCTTTCGCCGGTAAGGTGATTGGTTTTTTGTCACCGGCTTCGGATCGTTAACCTTCCCTGAAAAACTGTCGGTCGATGACCTGATGGCGGATATTGCAGTGATATTTCACTGGCCGCCATCAGAGCTGTATTCCCTGAGCCTGACCGGGCTCCTGACATGGCGCGAGAAAGCGCTGCAACGTAGCGGAAATCACCATGAGCAATAACGTCAGACTTGAGGTGCTGCTGAACGCGGTCGACCGGGCAAGCCGACCGCTTAAAGCTATCCAGACCGCCAGCAAATTCCTCACCGGCGACATCCGCAATTCACAGAAAAGCCTGCGCGACCTTAACGCGCAGGCATCCCGGATTGACGGATTCAGGAAAGCCAGCGCGCAGCTCGCCGTGACCGGCCAGTCACTGAACAAGGCGAAACAGGAAGCGGCCGCGCTGGCCGTCCAGTTTAAAAACACCGAGACACCCACGCTCGCACAGGCGCGCGCACTGGAAGCGGCGAAGAAATCTGCTGCTGACCTGCAGCTCAAATACAACGGCCTGCGTCAGTCCGTGCAGCGTCAGCGCACCGAGCTCACGCAGGCGGGGATTAATACCCGCCAACTGTCGACCGATGAGCGGGGGCTCAGGTCGCGCATCAGCGAGACAACCGCGCAGCTCAACCGCCAGCGTGACGCGCTGGCGCGGGTCAGTCAGCAACAGGCCAGACTGAGCGCGGTCAAGAAACGCTACGAATCCGGGCAACAGCTCGCCGCCGGTGCGCGCAATGCCGGAATGGTCGGCGTGGGTGTGTCGACCGCCGGGCTTTATGGGGCGTCGCGGTTTATCGCGCCCGGTATCGGGTTTGATAAACAGATGTCTGGCACGCAGGCGATCCTCGGTCTCGATAAAGGCGATGACAAACTCGCGGCCATTCGTAAACAGGCGCGCGATATCGGTGCGACCACGGCCTTTTCACCGGGTGACGTCGCGCGCACGCAGACCACGCTCGCACGCTCGGGCTATAACGCTGATGACGTGCTTGCGGCGACCGGCTCGACCGTTAACCTGAGCCTCGCGGCGGATGTCGATATCGCCGAAGCGGCCGACATCATTACCAACATGCAATCAGCGTTTAACCTGTCGACAACCGAGATTGAGCGCGTCGCGGATGTGATGACCAAAGGCTTTACGTCATCCAATACCGGTCTGGTCGAGCTGGGCGAGGCAATGAAATACGTTGCGCCGATTGCGGAGGCCGCCGGGGCGAGTATTGAAGACACGACGGCGATGCTCGGCATTCTTGCGGATAACGGGATTAAAGGCTCGATGGCCGGGACCGGGGCGAGCGCCATTTTCAACCGTCTGCAGGCTCCGATGGGCAAAGCGGTCGATGCTATCTCAGAGTTAGGCGTGAAAACCCGCGACGGCAAAGGGAACATGCTGCCGGTCGAGAAAATCCTCAAGGATATTCATAAGTCCTTTGCGAAAAACAAGCTCGGGACGGCGGAGCAGGGCGAATACCTGAAAGTCATCTTTGGTGAGGAGGCGATGAAGGGGGCGATTAAACTCGTCGCCGCTGCCGGTGATGGCTCACTTGCCAGCAAGCGCCAGCAAATCGGGGACTCAAAAGGAACCACGGAGCGGATAGCCAAAATTCAGACCGATAACCTCGACGGGGATTTGAAAAACCTGCAGTCGGCTTATGAAGATTTGCAGATTGAGGTATTCGATAAAGAGAACTCCGCATTGCGCCGCCTGACGGTTTCCGCGACCGATATGCTCGGCAAGGTTGCCGCCTGGGCGAAAGCGAATCCTGAGCTGACGCAGACCATTTTCAGTGTGACTGCCGGTGCGCTGGCGCTGGTCGGCGTGCTGGGCGGAATTGGCCTGATTGCGTGGCCGGTCATCGCCGGGATTAACGGCATCATCGCCGCCGCAGGTCTGCTGAGTGTGATTTTCACCACGGCCGGGACGGCCATTGTCACGGCTATTGGGGCAATCAGTCTGCCGGTTGTGGCCGTGGTGGCGGCTGTCGTGGGCGCTGCCTTGCTCATCTATAAATTCTGGGAACCGATAAGTGCCTTTTTCTCGGAGGTGGTGGCGGGGATTAAAATAGCTTTTGGTTCACTGTCACCGGTGTTTGACGCTATCGCGGAAAAGCTCGGTGCGGTCTGGAAATGGTTTACTGACCTGTTTGCGCCGGTGAAATCCCTGCAGGATATTTTCGAGCGCTGCAAAAATGTCGTTGTGGCCTTTGGTCAGGGCCTGACCGATGCGCTGATGGCTCCGCTGAATATCTTTAACAGCCTGAGCGGAAAGGTTAGCTGGTTGCTGGAAAAGCTCGGGGTCATCAAAAAAGAATCGAGCGACCTCAACCAGAACGCCGCGAAAACGGATAAGACCGCCGCCGGTGGCGGGTATGTCCCGGCAACCGCGGGTTATGGCGGCTATCAGGGTTATCAGCCGGTGACGGCTCCCGCAGGCCGCTCGTACATCGACCAGAGCAAAAGCGAGTACAACATCACCCTGCAGGGTGGCGTTGCACCGGGCAGTGACCTCGATCGCCAGCTCCGCGACGCCGTCGACAAGCTCGACCGCGAAAACCGTGCGCGCCAGCGCTCCAGCATGAGACACGATTAAGGAGAACATTAAGCATGTTAATGGTGCTGGGCTTTTTTGTGTTTGAGCGGCGCACCCTGCCGTATCAGTCGATGCAGTATTCGAAGGATTATCGCTGGGCGTCAAACGACCGCATCGGCAAGCCACCGGCGTATCAGTTTCTCGGGGAGGGGGAAACCACGCGCACGTTGTCGGGTACGCTTTACCCGGAAATCACCGGCGGTCGCCTGTCTTTGCTGGCCGTCGAACTGATGGCCGATGAGGGGCGCGCATGGCCGTTAATTGACGGGAACGGCATGATCCACGGCATGTATGTCATCGATAAAGTGACCCACACGCATACTGAGTTTTTCAGCGATGGTGCGGCGCGAAAGATTGAGTTTAGCCTGTCGCTGAAACGCGTCGATAAATCACTTTCGGCCATTTATGGCGACCTGAAAACGCAGGCCAGCAATCTGGTCACGGATGCGGGTAACTGGCCGGGAGGGCTGGCGGGATGATAACTGAAATGAATATTCAGGCCGGGGCGCGGCTCGCGCCTGCGTATATGCTCACGCTCAATGGCGCGGATATCACGCAGAATTTCAGCGACCGGCTTATCGGGCTGACCATGACCGACAATCGCGGATTCGAGGCCGACCAACTCGATATCGAGCTCAATGATACTGACGGACTGGTCGAGCTGCCGCCGCGCGGGGCAAAGCTGACGCTGTGGCTGGGCTGGCAGGGCTCCGCGCTGGTGAATAAGGGGAGTTTTACGGTCGATGAAATCGAGCACCGTGGCGCGCCCGATACGCTGACCATCCGGGGGCGCAGTGCGGATTTTCGCGGTACGCTGAACTCTCGCCGCGAGCAGTCATGGCATGACACCACGCTCGGGGTGATTGTTGAGACCATCGCGCAGCGCAACAAACTGACGGCCAGTGTCGCGGATACCCTGAAAGCCATTGCGATCCCGCATATTGACCAGACGCAGGAATCCGACACGGCGTTTTTATCCCGGCTGGCGGAGCGTAACGGGGCGTCTGTCTCAGTAAAAGCCGGGAAACTGTTATTCCTGAAAGCCGGTAGCGGGATGACGGCCAGCGGCAAACCTATCCCACAAATGACCGTTGAGCGTGGCGACGGCGACCGTCATCAGTTTGCGATTGCTGACCGCGAAGCCTACACCGGCGTCACGGCGAAATGGCTGCACACCAAAGACCCGAAACCGCAAAAACAAAAGGTGAAGCTCAAACGAAAACCTAAAGTGCAGCACCTGCGCGCGCTGCAGCATCCGAAAGCGGCCAAAACCACCACCAAGGCCAAAGCCAAAAAGGAGCAGGAGGCGCGCGAGGGTGAGTATATGGCCGGAGAAGCTGACAACGTGCTGGAGCTTACAACCATCTACGCGACAAAAGCGCAGGCGATGCGCGCAGCTCAGGCTAAGTGGGACAAAATACAGCGCGGGGTGGCGGAGTTTTCAATCTCGCTGGCTATTGGCCGTGCAGATTTATTTCCTGAAACGCCGGTAGCGGTGAAAGGCTTTAAGCGCGTGATAGACGGGCAGACGTGGATAATCAGCCGCGTGGTGCACAGTCTCAACGGGAACGGCTACACGACGAGCTTAGAGCTTGAGGTGAAGGTTTCGGACGTGGAGTATGAGAGCGAAGAAATAGAAAGCTGAATTGTTTGTATATATTTGTTTTATATGGTTAAAATGAGTAAAATGCATGCATCGGAAACGTTCAAAGGTGCTCACCATGTTTCACTGTCCTAAATGCCATCACGCCGCTCATGCTCGCACGAGTCGCTATTTTTCAGACACGACAAAAGAGCGTTATCATCAGTGCCAAAATATCAACTGCAGTTGCACCTTTGTCACGACCGAAACCCTTTCGCGTTTTATCGTTTCACCGGGTGAGATCGTGCCAGCACCACCACACCCGACTACATCAGGACAGCAGCAGATACACTGGATGTGACCAACGAGAAAGCCCCGCAATTGCGGGGCTTTTTGTATCTGTTAGATTTGTGCTGTTAATAACATGACCGTAATCACATGACCGCCTGCAAAGTGCCAGGAGCGGAAGTTGCTAAAACGGTTTACCGTGGTCAAAGGAGTCAGGGGCAACAACGCAATATTGCTAACTGAGGTTTGGATCTAATCCTAGGACACGTCAGGAGCCATGCTAATCTGTTCATTAAAGCAAACTACATGCCTATAATTCAGAACATTGCTATAGACATGAAAATGTGTAACATGCAATAGGCTGCTACACATTACAGCAGGATTCCTACACCAAGGAGTGTTGATGATTAACGTATCCAATCCTTTCCCAGATAACGAAATTATATCTTTCTATGACTGTACTGGGATGCCAATTTTTTACCTACACAGTGATGGTGAAAATTTTTATCACTATGACGGTACCCCACTAGCCTATTTATATAATAATGAATTTATAGTTTCATATTCAGGTGAGTATTTAGGTTGGCTATATAATGGGAGTGTTATAGATTATAAAAATGGGGCTTATGTTTTTTTTACAGTTTATAGTTCTGGTGGGCCATCGCGACCAAGCCGAAAGTCTCGACCAAGTAGATCATCAAGAAAGAGCAGACCTTCTAAATTAAGCCGTAATAGTCGACCGTCACGACCTTCAAGACAAATCAGATGGAGTGAGAGAAGCAATATGAGTTTTTTTCGTAGTTAAATTCCCGTTAAATTAAAAATGGATTGATTTGAAAATTAGCTGATTTACCTACTATCAAAGAATTAAAAGGGTTAAAGATGAGTAATCTTCCTACTACAGTAAATACAACCGCAGTAACAACTGGTGTTGATAACTTCACAACATCATTAACTACCTACCTCACCGATTTGAATCTTCCGGCAAATGGCGTTTTAGTCGGCAATGATCAGAGATACACTGTAATCGATAACTTCCCAAAGGTTATTGGCGGTATTGACAGTGTAAGGCGTGCAGATTCTTTATATCTATCAAAGTTTATTGCAGCGTGCGGCGCTGGCCTTTTTGACGCAGCACTCAATTTCTTATGGAATGAAACAGTAGTAAATTTAAGATGGAAGGTTTCCCTTAACGATATAGACTATTTTTATGACAGTATTGTCACTGACACAAAAAGAAGAGATAAACTTAAAACTGTAGATGATTTAGTTAATATAGAGGAGTGGGAACTTGTTAAGGGTTGCCACTTAACAGGATTACTTTCGGATATAGGTTTTAAACATCTTGATTATATAAGAGACATGAGGAACTGGGCTAGCGCAGCACATCCTAACCAAAGTCAGCTAACAGGATTCATGCTCATCTCGTGGCTTGAAACCTGCATCAAAGAAGTGATTGCGAAAGAACCAGAACCTTCTGCATTACAAATAAAGAGAGTACTATCTAACATCAGAGGCGCTATCTTAGATGGCGATGACTTAGCCCATATAAAATCCGCGATGGAAAGCCTGCCTCAAGATGTTGTTGATTCTTTCTTAAGAACTATATTTGGGATGTATACTAATGACAATGCAGCTGTACAGGTTAAGAATAATATAAAAGGAATTGCAAAAAAATGTTGGGATCTTTCGTCAGAAACTACGAAGTATAGTTGTGGTATAAGATATCAATCTTTTGCAGCTAACGGTGAGAGAGTTAGGAAAGATGCGGCTAATGAGTTTTTAACAACTGTATCTGGTCTTCCATATCTTCCATCTGACTCTTTGGCTGTTGAAATATCAATCAGAGTGACGAATCTATACCAAGCCCATTTTGGATGGAATAATTTCCATAATGAACCAGCTCATGCATCTTCTTTGGCTGCATATATCTCTTCTGCTGGAAATGTTCCTGATTCAGTTCGATTCGAATATGTTAAGACTATAGTTTTATGTTATTTGGGTAACAGCTATGGAGTGTCTAATATGGCCGTTTCTTACTATGAAGAAATGATTGGTAAGTTCGGCGAGGCTGAGTTAAAAGAGTTCGTTAAAATAATTTATGATAAAGACGTAATATCTAGGCTTGCAACTCAAACATGTGCTTCTCGATATAAACATATAGCATCACATTTTGTTAGCAGAACTACCAATCAAATAACCTCGCAAGCTCTAAATGCGATCATAGCATCCACTGACCCCCAGTTACCGAACCTATCGAAAGCAACGGCCTACGATAAGCTTATTCGCTCATACTAAATACTGTTAGGCAAAAACAAGCTTAGATCAGATAACAGCCCTCTCTATCCGAGGGCTTATTTACATAAATGCTACATGAATATCCGCTTCTCGCTCGTTGCGGACCCACCTTGATCATCATTATCATGCATTTTCGCCATCAGGCCATACCCGCAAGGTCCGAAACGCATCCCTTTGCGGTTTGACAGCGCTTACCGGCCAGCCGGCGAGCCGTAGGGGATCAATAAACCCGATATAATTTTTGATTAGTGCAGTAAATATAAAGCTAACCGGCAATTTCTTCTTCCAAATCATCTGGATGTGAAAGCTCACCCGGTTCTGGTTCCATATATATAGGGTGTGCGATGATGATTTCAGTTTTGATGACAATCCCGGCACCACCATCACCCCCAAAATCAGGAGAAATATTTACCTCTGGTAATCCCCCCAACCCATCAGTTACCTGCACCGAGGTTAAAGGAAAAGTTATACATTCCTTATTGTCAGGATTTATTGCAACCACCATACTGATATGCTTTTCTACACTTAACCCATTACCTCCTGGGTTAGGTCCAGCAGGCGATGTGGCTTTGTCGCCCCCATTGTCTGAATCTGAGCACTTATAGCATTTCTGGCTGGTTTTATGAGATGTAAAACGGTTTACATAGAGTGCGAACTGTTCTTGCGTCATTCCAACTATTGAAGAGAAAGCATCTTCTAGTGTCTCATGAGTATCTCTGCTTGGCGCGAAATAATCCCTCACAATCAATTGAAAATTAGAGTCTTCATACTGAGCACCAACAAAATAATGTCCCTTTATTGAAGGTTTTCCCTCGTCGCTAAAACAATCTCTGGCAGCATTATAACCTGACATTTTCCCAAGGAATTTATTATTTACCTCTGAATTAAACCCCTTGCTCCCGAGGTCTTTTTTAAACTCTACAATATAAAACTTGTAGTTTTTCAAAGAGTCTTTAGTAACTATAATAGTGTCACCTACCCGCTCCTGAATCCCGTCCAAAGGAGCTATACTTTTAATAATTCCTTTCTCCAGACAGTCAGCAATAAATTTGTACTCAACTGTTTTTTCAAACCATACAACTTCTTGTTTAGTGGCTGAATTACTATTCTTCATATAACCACCCCCCCCCCCAATTTGAATAATAACATTCCATAACATTTGATTTGGTAATTAACAGGCAGGAAATATCACATCATCCCTATTTTCGGCCCTAATCAAAAAAGACGATGCACCTAAGCATCGCCAAATGAATTTACCATCAATATGTATCCATGGTTAAGAACATCTTAGCTATCGTTAGCTATCGGCTCTGCATTCGAAAACATGAGAAGGTCTGACCAGTTGAGGGTTTCCGCCACATCTCCTATGTGTTTTTCAAAGACTTTTACGGAGATATTCATAGCCTTCACAGGTCAGCAAAATCTGACTGGAAATTTTCGGTAAATGTTCCCGTGTAGCTGTAAGTCTCCCGCTTACCGCGATAAGCCTGCCGGCGGTATCCTCCTCAACCGTACGGTGATACCGATGCTTTGCGTGAGAGCTGGCGTACCTTCCGAATACAGCGGTGGAATAATAATTAGCCCCCGGGGACAAGCCTAAGCGGTGACCGCACTGGCCAGCTTACAGCATGGTATGTCGCTGTACGAGCTGATGCAGGGAATCCCCTTGCTTATATCTGTCCCAGATAATCACTTTCTGTTCTGGCGTGTAGTTAATTCGAGTTCTTCGTTTCATGGCAACGTCCCCCTTGATTAAGTGTAGCGTTACATCGACCCGTTGAACTTACAGCCAAAAGTGGACTGTGGGGAAAACTAATTTTTTTTATTAACATCTGGAAATAGAGGTGCTAAAAATTTTTCGGGCGGATTCAAGTATATTATACCATGCATGTAACCAAGCCATCCAAGAACGTATAATAATACGCTGAGCATTCTTTCCGTTAAAAGCTTAGGGTCGCATAATATTTCATCGAAATTCCGTGATGATTTTTCTTTCATCATATTTTCTTCTGATGCCCTTAAAAAATTAACAATCTTATCTTCAAGCTTTGGACTATCTATTCTATGAGCTAACTCATTTCTAAGTTTGTTTAGTGCATCAAGTACAGGCCACACACCTCTAGGGAACTCTATCTTATACATATGAACTCCGTAAAGCGCTTCTGCTAATTTCAATTTGTGATGAAATGAGAATTGAATACCCTCTAAAGCATTAGGAGCCTTACAGTGAAGTAAAACAATTTCGTACAAAATCTCTTCCAAGAAAAGGTGGGCCTTTAATACTAATGACGTCATGTCAAGTTCAGGAGTTAGATGTTTATCGTATTTCGATTGATACTCTTCAGTGAGCTTATTCAAACTTTCTTGGTCCATATGCGTCCACCCATAAAATGTTAAATTTAACGCGGTTGTTGGCATCATTAAAGCGCAACAGGGTAAATGGCGCGTTCTAAATTGATGTTGGCCTGTCCGGCTCCTCCTCATCCACTGTATGTGGTATCAACTGAAGATGCAAAAACTACAATAAATAATGTTTCGGACTAAGCTGCTTAGCTTTAGACGCTGACTTGCTCCTCGTTGATTCAAACATAATGCTCTTAGCAATGTCCGCTTCTCGCTCATAGCAGACGGTCAAAAGCATGCTCGTTACTGACTAAATATGATTTATCTATCAGCCTCAGTTAAAAAAAAGCCCCGCATATGCAGGGCTTTAGCTATCAATGTGGTCAATGCGTGGACGCTACCAGAAATAAATCCTTTTATTTCATTGTCTTAATCAAAAAAAATAAGCCTGCGTAAGGGAGATTACGCAGGCTAAGGAGGTGGTTCCTGGTACAGCTAGCATTTATGGGTTATGTTT